GCTTGCAAAAAGAGGCTGGAAGTTTGGTATATTTTCTGCTGAGAAGCAACCAATCAAAGTACATATAGCAGAACTTATAGAAAAGTATTTAGGAAAACCCTTTGGTAAAGGTTCATCTGATGGTGTACAAGAACATGAATTAAAACCAGCAATAGACTTTGTAAACAAGCATTTCTTTTTCATTAATTTAAAAGACAATGATCTAACCGTAGAAGGCATTTTAAATAAGGGTAAGGAACTTGTAAAGAAAGAAGGTATATCGTGTCTTATAATTGATAATTGGGCTTTTGTAGAGCATAAGATAGAAAGAGGAATGAATGAGCATCAGTACACAGGATTACAATTATCAAAAATTAAAATATTCAAAGAAGCATTTGATTGTGGTGTTGTATTAGTTGCACACCCTCAAAAACTAAAGAAGGAGAATGGGAAGGTAGAAGTCGCTTCAGGTTACAGCGTAAGTGGCTCCTCCCACTTCTTCAATAAAGTAGATAATGGTATTACAGTATATAGAGATTTTGAAAAAGAAATAGTAGAAGTGCATGTATGGAAAGTGAGATGGAGGTTTACAGGTAAGACAGGAATGCAAGAATTTAAATACAATTTAAGAACAACATGTTATAATGAAATATATGAGACAGAATCACCAAGCCAATTCCCAAAATTCCAAGGTCAATAAGATGATTTTACATAAGGTTGTATGGAATAGAAATAGATGGGGAGGTAAAGTAGGTAAGCAAGAACCATTTGAGGAGGGAGAAAATTTACTTAGAAGAGCAAAACTTAATGAAGTTATACCTAACAAAGAGGATTACTTTATAAGACCTAATGGAAAAGGAAATGATTATTATTTATTACTAGGAGGTTTTCATACCTCAACAGAATATAACAATATAAAAGATTTTATAAACTTAGAAACGGTTTATGTAAGATTAGATTTTAAAAAAGGATATGGGAAATAAAAACAGAAACAAAGGACACAATTACGAAAGAGAACTTAGAAAAAACTTTATCAATTTAGGTTTTACTAATTGTGTTACATCTAGATATGGATCTAAGATGATGGATGATAAAGGTATAGACTTAATGTACACAGGAGATTTTGCTGTCCAGGCAAAATGTTATTCTAGAAATCCTAACTACAGAAAAGTTTTAGAAGAAATGCAGGTAAGACAAACCGACTATCCTGTGATATTCCACAAGGTTCCAAGAGGTAGAGAGTATTGTGTTCTTTATAAGGAAGATTTTATGGAGTTATTAGAAATGTTAATTAAAAATCAAATTATAAAAACACCTTAGTTATGGATGAAATGAAATACGAAATGAGAATACCTGAAGTAGATAAAATTTTAAAAGAAGCAAATGACAAGTATGTGCAAATTGTTTCTGTAGATAATACGCCTGAAGAGGCAGAAGAAATGAGACTGATTGATGATAAATTAGTTTCAGATGTTAATTATGTAAACTCAATAGTAAAACAAGTCCTCGAATATCTCGAGGCGAGAGGTTGTAAAACTTCTGAATATATATAACACTTTTAAATAATAATTATGAGCAATTCAATTGAATTACAAGGTCGTATCAAAGAAATCTCTGATACACAAACCATCCAAACTCAAAATGGAGATTTGGAAAAAAGAGTATTAACGCTTGAACTAGGAGGTGATTCACAGTATCCTGTAGACTATCCTGTTGAGGCTATTGGTCAGAAAGCAAGTTTATTTGCTAACTACAAAGTAAATGACCAAGTAAAAGTTGGTGTAAATCTAAGATCATACACTGATAGAAATGGAGAATTAAGAACTGCAAACGCTAACGCATGGAGAATTACCTATGCTGATGGTAAAATTGCTGGTCAAAATAGCCATGCTGATAAAGTAGAAAATTTTGTTAATGAAGGAGATGCATTAACATTTTAAATCAATAAGCCTGAACATTCTATGAATTAGTAGGGCTTATATTAAAACTGAAATTATGAAAAAATTTAGACAATGGAGATCTAATCAAGGTAGATCGCCAAAAAAACAAGGAGAGTCCTTAATTGTATTTGGAATAAGTGCATGTGTATTATTTGTATTATTAATAAGTTTAGTGATATGGGAAAACATAAATTAATTAAATTTTTATTTCCTCGTCTTTATCATGAAATATGGACTGAAGGATATAAAACAGGAACCACAGCAATTAGAATGTTAGACAATAAATTAAAAGAAATTACAGATGAAATCAACAGACAAGATCAAGATACTAGGTAAAGAAATAATAGATTTACTAGTAGAAAAAAATGGTAAGTATGGAGACTCTGCATTAAACCCTATCAATATATTTTCTGATGGTGATGCGGTAAACTCTTTATGTGCTAGAATAGATGATAAACTTTCTAGAATTAGAAACAATGGTATTAACGTAGACACAGAAGATACAGTGAAAGATCTTTGTGGTTATTTAATATTATTACTTCTTGCAAGAGACAAAGAAAAAGAAATATTCAAGCCAAATAGAAAAGAAGTTTATGATAGTAACGGTCACAAGGTAGATACTTGGGTTACTGATTCTACATATTAAATTGCTCTATGCCTTCTAAAATTGTTCCAGGCAATTCTTTTAGAGTTTCCTAGAATAAGTTTTTTGTCAACTCTTTCGTTGTATTCGTTTCTAATAGAGTTCAGTTGTGGATTTCCGTTTTCTGGTTTATTCATTTTTATTTTTTAAATATACTTGTTGCTTTTTCTGCTGTTCTTCCTCCGAAATATGCTAAAACGACACTCATCATTACCTTTTCAAAGGTGTCATTCCATGTTGCACCAATACTAAAAGGTATACTATCAATGCTGTCTAGTATTCCAGCCAGCGAAAATACAACAATACACCAAACTAACACCAAAGGACGGACATTTTTTGATAACCATCCACTATTTGGTCCTTGATCTGACTGCCATCTACTAGTAATTGCCTCCATCTCTTTGTTCTGTTGGTCATATATCATCTGCTGAAGTTTTATTTTATCTTCTTGTGATATATCTGACTTACCTATTTCTGCTAATGCCTGTTGAGGTGAGGTCACCCCAGATAATACTTTTCCTAATGTAGGATTAATCATTGATGCTGCTCCGAATAAGAGTTTACCAACGGTTGTTTCTTTGAATTTCTTTTTATCACTCATAATTTATTCTTCTATTAAACCCCATTCATATATAATGGACATAAAACCTAATCTTAATATTGCGCTATAACAATTTTCTTCTGCGTCTGGAGGTATAAGGTCATAAGCAAAACCAAATCCTTCGTGAGGCCACTTAAAGTTTAATGATAATGACCACCATGTACCATCTTCGTTATTATTTTTCTTTCTCATATCACCATGTATTTTGTTTTACCATTCTCTCTGTATGCTTTTAAACATCTTTGTCTATTTGAATCTGCATCTACATAACTTACATGTACCCAGTCTGGATTCTCATCCGTCCCAAATTCCCATATGATTTGGTCGAAGTCTAAATTTTCTTTAATGTAATTATACATCTCAGCGTTTGTCATATAGCCATAAGTATCATCCAGATCAATTGCTCTTCCCTGGCAATGCTGTGATTTACTCGACCCACCGATGGCAGTATTGAGCGCATCACATCTAAACATACTGTTAATTTTTATAGGACCATTTGCTGCTTTTCGTAATGGTTCAAATATTTTCTCAGCAATAAGTTCCATGTTCTGTAACTCATACTCTCCTGGAGAATTGTCTATTCCTAATCTCATAGCAGTCACACTTCGTGTTGCTTCTTTTTTACTTATGTGTTCACTTATCATAATTAATATTGTTGATCTAATTCTTTAAATGCTCTTTCTCTTGCTTTTCTTTTATATCTAGAAACTTTATCATGTAATTTTTCAGGTGATAAATCTTTTAAACTAGAATACTGTTCTAAGAGTTTTTGTCCTAATTTTTTAGCGGCCAACGCTTTATATCTTGCGTACTCTTTATCAGTTTGTTTTCTAGATTTTTTTGTTTTGTATTCGTAAAGACTTCTTCTCCCAGGATTACCTCTAAAAATTCCATTGTCAGTCAAGAGTTTAGATATCTTGTCTGAGTCTCTGCCTAAAGAAAATTTAAATGGCACAAATTTCTCTATCATGTTTGGAACAATAGGATCTCCTTTTGTGTTATACATGTCATCAAAGCCT